CAATGATTGTTACTTGTACGCCTGGAGATGTTAATGCCATTTTATTTTTCCTTTAGTAAAATTATGAGGTTTACAACCTGATTGCATACTATTATTTATGATTAAATTAAAAAAAGTCGGTATTACTAAACCTTCGAAGGTTCGATAAATACAGTATGCTATTACAACGTCCTATATGCAAGAAATGTAACAAGAACCATGCAGCTATAAACTATAAGCGCGGTGAGGTTACACATTATAGAAGCATATGTGATGAATGTGGTAGAAAGAAGAAAAAGCAAAAACCACTCAAAGCCAATTGGACTAAGAGTGGTTATAAGAAAAAAGCCACATGTGATTTATGTGGCTTTAAGAGTTTATTTACTACACAGATAACCGTGTTTCATATTGACGGGAACTTAGAGCATATAGAACACACTAATCTACGCAGTATTTGTTTAAACTGTGTAGAAGTAGTTAAGAAAAAAGATGTTACTTGGCGACGGGGAGACCTTGAGATTGACTATTGATTATCTCATAAATCCTGTTATGTAATTCGTCAATCGTATCATTGTTTTCTACGATATAATCGTAATTTAACCCTACACTGCTGTATTCACTAGCATGAATTTTTAGTCTGTCTAGTTTAGATTTGCTTACTGACCAACTACTATTCCCGTTTGGTCCTTTATTATAAGCAACCGCAGCATCGTACCATTTTGGGTCAGCACCGCGCTTGACTCTAATTGCTATACCATTGGCATTTTTGATAGCAGCGACTTCATTATCAAACCTACAGTCTGTGATTACGATATCTTCTTTGGAGTTTAGTAGTTTATGCTCTACGCTAGCAACCCAGATATCATTGTGAAAGTGATTGCGACAGACATCTGTTCCCCAATATTGTAGTACCCATCTTGGAGTGATGTCCATTCCTAAACGATTACTCCACCACTCGTCACGCTGTTCACGCCATGCTCTACTAGCTTTTGTTGTACCTTCTAAGTATTCACGGTCCCAACCAAAGACACTTGCGACTGCATCTTTAAGACTAGCAGCAAAACTAACTCGTTTGAACCCATGATGTGTTGTGAGATAGTCAGCAATTGTGTCTTTGCCTGAACCAATTAAACCAGTGATACCAATAATCATAAAAGAAAACTCCTGTAACATACTTATTATATTACATTAGTGTGAAAAAGAAAAGTGTTTAGGTTAACCCTGTACCCATGTCAATGGCTGACTGTAATCAACATACTTCTTCAATTCTTCAATCAGTAATTCCATCGCAGCCTTACCTTCTGCTTTCATAGCAGTACCATTCAATGTTGTGCCGCCACCTGGACCAGCGATAGTACCAAATTTCTCACGTGCCTCACCAATGATAAGTTTAAGATTAGCTAAGATAAAGTCACCAATCCAAACGCCAGCACCTGGATCCTGTAGTAATATTTCTTCTGTCTTTTGTACATCAGCCCATATCAATACACGCTCACCAGACCCTTTAGGGTCACGAACGATACGCAACACTTTGGACACTGGGTTGAATGTATAAGTTACATAACCGCCGAACATACGTGCTGCTAACTCAACATAACCTGCATAGAAGTCATACGTTGCCATACCACCTGCATAGTTATAGTTTAATAAGTAGGTATTCAAAATAGCACTACTAAACGGATCGAATGAACTAGAACTAGGGCCAGTCTCTAGACCAATCGTTCTACGGAAAATACTACGTACATTGATAAACTCAGCGGGAAGAGTATATGTATCTACATTTTTTTCAATAGTCATCAAGGTATAAGATTCTTCTGTAGCGGCTTGTGCCCGTTGACGATAGACCTTAATAGCGTAGTTGTACGCTGCCTCGTAATGTTGAGGGTCCAATTCTAAATCAATAATACCGTCTCCCAAACGAAATCTGATATTGTTGAATAATCCCTCTTTTAACTCATCTAAGTTTAACCCTGCAGGGGTAGAAAGAGGACTAGCAGTTGGATATGTTGACATAAGTGTTACCTAATAATACTATTTATCAGGCAACTTATGGATTGGGAGATTTGCCTTTCATAAACCTCAGGAAAGGTATTTCAGTTTCATCTATAAGCCGTGTTCTACCATCAAGGTGAGTGTATCCGTGTTTTGATTCTTTTTCGCAAACTGGACACAACCACCTTTCACCTAGATATAAGATTAGCCACACATGGCAATCGTCACAACTAGGACGACCTAAACCCATTACAAGTCGCCGTCTTTGCGATTCTCGCTGTAGAATGCATCAAACTTTCCACCAGGATAGCGACTTTCTAACTTGCGTACATTTTCAGCAATCACTTCGTTAGGGTCTAGGTTCAATGCACGACATGCATTAATCCAGTACCACATAACATCACCTAATTCTCGTTTCATATGATAAACGGCTTCATCATTTAGTGCTTTACCTTGAAAAAGAATCTTTTTGGGCACTTCGATAAATTCACCACTTTCTGCGGCTAATCCAAAACAGGCTGTAATCAGTAATGGTATGTTAACATCAGGTCCATGTTTCAATTCACCGTCAACCACTTCATAGTTAGCATCCAATCGGTCGCATGTATCTATGAACGCAGTCAAACTAACACTAGGGTTACTAGTGACTGCCGCTACAAACTCCTGATATTTATTCAAATCAATATTCATACTAAGTCCTTAAACATTTGTTTTCTACCCTCTACACCCAACGTACTCTCAAAAATTTCTGTTGTACGTTGTAGCATTGCACATGCCAGCATTAGCATCTCGTTCCTATCGTCAGTCAGTTCAATTGACTTGTCAATGAGTACCATCATGTCACTCATTCGTTTATTTACATGTTGTTTGTCCATTTTAATACTTTCTTAATCAACGGGCTTAAGTGCAGGATTTAATTGTGCGTCCACAGCCATTCTAGTTTTACCCATACGCACTTCATCAAAATAAACAATTTGCGTTGGCATTACCTTAGGATGCTCTCTAGTGACAAAGCTACGATAGACGCCGTACTTCAAATAGAAGTTATCAGGCCTAATTTGCATTGGATTGTCAATGGTTCTTTCCAATTTACCATTAATGTATATCTCAAGAATTCCATTCTCTTTGGTAGGTCTGAAATGCACAACCACATCAGTCCACTTACCGCGCAATGCATCTACAGTTGTTATTTCTTCGAATTCGCCTTTGGTTACCAGTGTCGGTAAATTGCCGCTAAACCGATGATAAGTCGTACCAAAGGAATTTCCAATAGTTCTAATCTGCAATAAAGGGGGCGCAGTTATAGTACCTCCAATATCACGTGCCCGAACGCTACTTCTCTGGTGAATCTGACCGATAGTAGTAGTCACTCTTTCTGCTGTCTTGTAATCTTCAGGGATATAAAAACTCCAACTGAACCAAGTATCGGATTCGGGGTATAGGTTTTGAAGTAATTTAACCTCCGCTCTTTCACGATCATTATTACAGTCACTCCATCCACTATCTTCGCCACAATCACCTTTTCTTACCTCAAAGCGTTGTGATTTTTCCCCAGCGCGAACTGGCTCTGGCGATGACACATATTTATAGCCCCATGTACTTGCAATCAATGAACGCTCTACGGGAAGACTACCACCGCACCCAGTAAGTGCCAATATAGCACCAAACAGGACACTATATCTAATCAGTTTGTTTTTCAACATTAGAATGCTTTCAAAATAATCATGTTCTCATTGAATCTGCCGTTCGGCACTGCACCGACTGCTTTGATATCTTTGAAATACTTACGTGCCGCGGGCTTGCTTCCCATGACTTCTTTAATTTGCTCACCGGGCTTGCGTAGTGTTTTCATCTCACTAGTGTTCGCATCGAAACCTAGTAGTGTGTTACCCTTGACACTAAACACTTTACTGTACTCGTCAGCAATATAGTGATGCAGTTTACGCTTACCTGTATCGTAAACCCATGCCTCACTTGCACCATGCAGTTTCGTAGGATGCACACTAACTAAATCAAGTTTGCTTGCAACATCCTTGAACAACTTCAAGTATTTCAGTTTAGCAACAATCTTCTCGACAGGCACTGCCTTGCGTTTACGCGGAGCCTTGCTTGCTTTCTTAATGCTAATGTAGCTGTTCAAGTCACCTAGCACACCGTCAATGAATTTGAGGATGTTGCGAATCTGAATCTTACCTAAGAACGCATAACCCTCTTTAAGAGACTCGTCACCATCACTTAGTCGCTGGAATTCATCTTGCTTGCGCTTCCAGATTTCAACAATGATTGGGATATGTTGTGGCATGACATTGTATTTTGCAACAATGTCAACTGTCTTTTCTGACGCTTTGCCAATAGTCACAAAATCGTCAATCATACCTTCCATTTCACCAGCAGCATCACGTGCCTTTTCACGCAATACTTCCTGAATGTTAGGGCGTGTTGCAACCACTTCTTCTTTTACAATACCGGTTGCGCTAGTTTTTACTTCGGTCTCTGTCAGAGACTTAACCAGTCGCTTGATTTCGTTTTGTAGTGTCAGTTCTTCATGCTCAGTCAATTCTAGACCGCGCATTGTCATACGTGCTACCCAGCACAATGTAATAATGAATTCGCTTTCATGCACCTTTCTAAGTTGCTTGGCTTCATCCGTACGCTTATTGTAATCAAGATATTGGCACAATAGTTCTTTTGCGTCTTTTTTACTATAGAATCGGTTATACCATGTGAAACTTCTAGCAAGTGCAGAGAATCGTTCTTCCTTGTCAGGCTGCACTGGGAAGACAGGTTCCTCTCCCATGTACTTTGTATCAGCATCCCGGGGGTTTAGTGCCTTTACAAAATGCTCGTCTGATTGCTTGCGTGTAGCCATAGAATACTCCAAAGTTTCAATTGAATGTGTATTGTAGCACAGAAACCATTTATTGTCAAGTTTTTGGTAATACGCTATCAAGTCTATTTACGATAAATAAGTAATAAAGTGAAATAACCATGCCTAGATTAAGCCTTTGGCGTCCCAATAAAACGAATGATTACAACTTTTTGGATAAAACAATATCCGAACAGTTTACCGCAGGTGCCACGGATTTGTATGTACACAAGTATATGGGCCCTACAAATCAAGGTCCGTCCATAGATTATACACAACCTGAATACGATGTATTAGCACCAACTAATATACAAGACTTGTTATTCTTAGAAAACCGTGACAGAACATACGACCCAAATATCTATCGCTTACGTGGACATTACAATGTACAGAATTTAGACTTTGACTTAAGTCAGTTTGGATTGTTCTTAAACAATGATATCATATTCATTACAGTTCATTATAATGACATGATTCAATTGGTTGGGCGTAAACTAATGGTAGGTGATGTAATTGAGTTACCTCACTTGCTAGATTATAACCCGTTGAAAGAAACTATACCAACTGCATTAAAGCGTTTCATGCAAGTTACTGATGCTAACTTTGCTAGCGAAGGATTTAGTCAAACATGGTTCCCGCACTTATGGCGTATAAAATGTGAACCACTGGTTGATAGTGAAGAATTTAGTCAGATATTAAGTGCTCCAATTGACCAAGATACTTATTTAGGTATATGGGATAAAGATAAAACATATCCTGCAGGTTATGTAATTACGTTTGGTGATAAAAATTACACATCAATAACTGATGTACCTGCAGGTATTATGCCACCTGATCCTACATATTGGCAATTAGATACAGCAAGTAATCTCAAAGATATTCTTGCTACTTACAACAAGAATATTGAAATCAATAATGCAGCACTACAAGAAGCACAAAGATTGTTACCTAAATCAGGTTACGACAATAATAACTTGTATATTGTTCCTACATACGGTGAATATTCAAGTAATAATGTTCCATCGAGAGCCATTAACAATCCGGCTCCACCAGTAGGAGTTAATATTAATTCAGCAGGTGCACCTAACACAACAGGCACTGTTATGATGATGCGTAATGCAAATTATAGAAATGCCAGTCCAGTTATTAGGATTTCTAAATCTACGATAAAAAGTATTTGGGATCAAACTGCGGATATGGGGTATGAACAGTTAAATGTATTCAATACAGTTAATTTAGAAGTATTAACTCTTGCTCCAGTTAGAACAAGTACTAATTCAGGACCAGTTAGTGGTGATAGAATGCTAACAGCATATTCAATGGGACAAATAACTGGGCCATATGGTACTGCTGATAACACTTATGCAACGGCTGATGCTAATCCAGAACTACCAGGCTTCACTGGAACTATCAGTACACAAATGGATTGGAGAGCAGATTGCGATCCTGCATTCCAATTTATTGCTCGTAGTAGTCCTCGCAGCTTCGGCTACACGACAGGATATATGGATGGTAACGGACAAGCACCAAACGGATTCCCAACTGGTGCAGGCATAAGTTTCCCTCAGAATCCACAAGTAGGAGATTACTTCTTACGTATTGATTATTTCCCTCAATTGCTTTATCGTTGGGACGGTAAACTATGGGTAAGAATATCTCAAAATATAAGAACAGAATCTGGATTCAGTTTACAAAATCAATCACAGTTGTCAGGCTTTATTAATAATGTCGGAGAAACACAACTTACAAATGGTACATTTGTTCCACAACGTCAAGCATTGTCAACTATTTTAGGATTGACACCAGACACCTTACCACCAGTAACTTAAAGAGTATATAATGGCAGAATTTTTTTATGACAATCAGATACGCAGATTTTTAATACAGTTTGCAAAAATTTTTAGCAATTGGCAAGTTACTAAAGGCAAAGACCCTGCAGGCAATCCTATCATAGTTAGAGTACCTATTATGTATGGTGATAGTAGTAGACAAGCTGCTACGATCATCGCTAATAATAGTGCTAGCAATCTACCGAGTGCGCCGTTGATAACTTACTACATTACTGCATTAGAGTACGATCAAAAGCGCACACAAGACCCTACCTTTGTTGATAAGATATCAGTTAGACAAAGAGCATATAATAGTGAAACACAACAATATGAAACTACACAAGGACAAGCATTTAATGTTGAAAGACTAATGCCTGTACCATATACGTTGAGACTTAGTGTAGATTTTTGGACAACTAACTATAATCAAAAATTAGAATTGATCGAGCAATTAGGTACATTGTTTAATCCTGCATTAGAGATTCAGAGTACCGATAATTTTATTGATTGGACAAGTTTGAGTGTTGTATATCAAGATGGATTAACTTTTAGTAGTCGTACTATTCCACAAGGACCAAATAATCCCATTGATGTAATGACATGGAAATTCTATATACCAATATGGTTAAGTACTGCTGCTAAACTTAAAAAGTTTGGTGTTATTGAAAAAATATTGGCAAGTATTTTTACCTCAACTGTATTATCTGATATACAAAATGATGATTTGTTAGTAGGAACTAGACAAAAAATTACACCATATGGATACAAAATATTATTACTTGGTAATACACTACAGATATTACCTCAAGCAGTTGTGTTTGACCCAAGTAATTTTAACTTAGAATTACCTGTCAATCCTAATACTGATGTATACTGGTCTAGTGTATTAAACGTATATGGAGCAATCAAACCAGGCATAAGTCAAATTTGGTTAGAGAATCCATTCATGGACCATGAGATTGTAGGTAATATTGTACCTAATCCTAATGATGATAGGTTGCTTATCTATAACATTGATCCAGACACATTACCACAAAATACATTAGACCCGGTTGATGGTGTTATCAATCCTCAACTAACAGGACCTAACTCAGGTTTACCGGGACCAGTTAACGGTCGTAGATATTTACTTGTTGATAACATAGGTTCACCGGGTGATAGTACAGTTGCTTGGGGAGACTTAGTAGCGTTTGCTAATGATATTGTAGAATACAGCACGGCTGATGCAGCTTGGTTTGTTAGTTTTGATAGTTTAGCTACTACACCAACTACATTAGAATATGTGACTAATCTAACTACAAATGTTCAATATCGTTTTGTCGATGGCAATTGGATGAAAAGTTACGAAGGATGGTATAACGAAGGGGATTATTCTATCGTCATCTAATACTTTGATAAATCATAGTATGAGCAACCAATCCGCAGGCGTTTTCTTTTATAGTAATAAAACAAGTCGTTACCTATACCTATTGCGTACTGATAATAAGAATCCGGGCAATTGGGGAATTCCCGGTGGTAAGATAGAAGATGATGAAACTCTATTTGAAGGCATCACTAGAGAGTGTACGGAAGAGATTGGTATGTTTCCGGACAAAGCAAAACTAATACCTATACAAAAATTCATCAATCATACATTTACATACCATACATTTTTCTGTGAAGTAGATGATGAGTTTGTTCCAATACTAAATGAAGAACATTGTGGATATGCATGGGTAGGTGATAATCAATATCCTAAGCCATTGCATCCAGGATTGTTTAGCACAGTCAACTTTGATGTTGTGCAATCTAAACTAAAAACACTTACAAAAAAAGAGACCTAAGTCTCTTTTTTTTATTTTAGCAGTGCAGACACTGTAGGAAAACCTAATGAGCCGATTACTACACCGGCACCCATTAGCATCCATCGCCATTTTTCAAGTGCTGATACCTTGTCTGCTAATGCAGAATGTTCTTTGACATCCTGTTCACGCATAGATTTCAGCATTGTTCTAGTTTCTTCTGCATTAGATTCAATTGCTTCATGTAGTGCCTTCAGGTCCAGTTTAAGTTCCCCGATTTTTTCTTCGAGGGCCTTAACCTGAAACTGAAGTAACGCTATCTCAGTTTCTGGTTGCATCTTAGGTGCTTTACTCGCTGCTGTTGCCATGATTATGCACTAGCAATAGTAACTAATTCATACGGTTGACCGTTATCTGCATTAGCAACTGCTGCTGTATTGAATGTTGCAAATACTGGAGCAGCATTTTGGAACACAATATTACCTGTAGCAATTGGACCTGAAGTAGCAGTAAACAACTCACCAGTGTGGTCAGAAAGACTTTGAACTGTTTGAGTAGCACTATTAGCATATGTAGCAAGGATACGCATTGTGTTTGGTGTCAACGCTGTATTTGCAAGATTTGCAGTAAAGCATTGTGCTGTCAACCCACTTGTTGAACCTGTTACTAGATACTTTTGTTTTCCTTTTTGACGAACAATGTAACCTGCTTCATCATTTGCATACACGAATGCTGCATTACTTGCGATAACATTTGCATTAGCTGTTAATACAACACGATTCATAATAGCATTTCCGGTAACACTTGCATTAGCTGTAAGCTGAACTGGTGATCCACCTTGATCAACAGAAACTGTAAATGCAGCAGCATTAGCAATAGTTTTAACAAAATATGTTGTACCAGCAGTTAATCCACCAAAAGTTGCATCAAATGTAATTGGCATGTCTAATACAAGAGTTTGTGCATTACCTGAAGTTCCAATAACATTTCCTGATACTACTGTATTAGCAACAACAACTGTAACATTACCTTTTGTTGCACTTGCAAAACCTAAATCAACATAATTAGTACTACCATTGATATTAGCTATAGCAACTTGAAGTGCTGCGCCAGTAGTTATATTAGCTAAATCAGTACCCACCCCTCCTACTACATTACTAGTATTAACTGCAACTGGAGTATATAATGTACCTGTTCCATTGACACCAATAGCAACTTGTGCTAATACTTGTTTACCGATGATTGCTGTATTACCACCAACTACACTATATGTGTTACTATTTGTAGTTGGGAAACCAACGCCACCAAGTGGGTTGTTAAAATATGCATCAACAACATTAAATGAAACACTAACTGTACCACCTGTTGAATTAGCTAATGTAGCCATTACACGTGGTTGAACACTTAATTGTGTAGTTGAAACACTGAATGTAGTGTTTGATAAAATAGTATCAACATAATATATTGTGTTGGCTACTAAACCACTAATGCTTGAAGCACATACGAATGACATACCAGATGTTATGCCTACAGTAGGTGAAGTAGTTAAATTTCCACCTGATACTGTAACAATACTACCTGTTGTAGCTGTATCAGTGATTGTTAAGACTGCTTGAGCCTTTGCGATTTTTAGAGGGCGTCCCATTTGTTTCTCCTTGAAATATTAGTGAGTTCTAGTCACTACGCGGCGGGGACCGCATAAATTCTCCCTATGAGAATGTACAAAGTATTTATCTTTATTACGTAATAATTAGTAGTTTGGAACACCAGATGGAATAATTCCAACTGGATTAACGCCAGATGTACCTGTGTTTGTATGAGGCATACCTAATTCTGTAATAGAGAATATACTGTTAGCTCCTGCTACTGTTAAGTAAGAAACAATATTGCCTTGTCCTACGATGATACTATTTTCTACGGTATTTGCAGGAATAATTTCGCTGTTAGCATTTGCTACAGTATAAGGAACACCGTATGGACTATATCTTGCAGTAGTATTTGCTATTGCTACAGCAGCATTTGCTGTTAGTGTTAAACTAGTATTATTAGCAATTGCTTTTACAATACCAGCTGAGTTTCCAGTAGTATTGCCTATCCAATAACCAATTCCCAATTCTGTTAGAAATAAAGTTCCTACTCCGGTTACTGTAGTACTATTAGTAGCACATGTTACATTTCCAGTTAATGCTACATTGGGGAAACTAGTAGTATATTGAATAGCTGAATTTGAAGTAGCTATTCTTACTTTATCCGTTGCAATGTTTGCCGAAGATGCTGGTGTTGCAATGTTTGCTGTATATGCGTATGTTGTCATTTTATTATCCCTATATCTTATTTATTATTAAAGTCTGCCAACCGCTACTTCAATAATGCCTTCGCCTTCAAAGTTTTCTAGCGATTTGCCAATTACTGTTCCTATTAATGGAATTGATGACGGACGAGCAAAGCCACCACCGGCACTTACTAGCATATCACCTTTACGAATGGGTCCACGAACTTTACATGGAACACGCCCTTGAAGCGCAATTGCTACAATATGTTCACCTTCACAAGTTGAATTCATTACATAAGCAGGGTTAGTTGATACCACTCCTGCTACTCTTGGTGTTAGTGCTTCTGCTAATGTAACTTCTTTGTTTCCACCAAATTCTAATACAGTTCCAGCTTCGTATAGTTTATCTGCTTCGTAGTATTCTGCTAAGTCAGCGTATGTTGCATTAAGTCTTGACCCTGCACTTAGTGAGAAGTTACCAGTAAATGTACCTACATTACTATTTGAACCCACTGTGATTGTTGCATTATTAGCAAGTGTTAATCCAGTTAGTGTACCAACACTAGTAATATTTGTTTGTGAAGCAGTTCCAATTGTTCCTAAGAATGTAGTAGCTGATAATGATCCATTTGCTACATTTGCAGAATAGACCGTGTTAGCACCTGGGGTATAATTTGCCGCTGACGTTCCATTTACAAAAGACAAATAATATGTTCCTGTAGTTATAGCAGAGACAGCAACATAGTCACTTACATTAGCATATGCAACATTTAAATTAGCTACTCGTGTAGGACTTGTTACTACCAATGGGGCAGTACCACTAGCAATATTAGATATAAACTGAGGACTTGTTACATTAGCACTTGCTAATACTTGTGCTGTTCCCAAATTACCTATATTAGCATTGCCAATTATGTTAGCAGTTCCTGGTATATTAGCGCCAGTCGCAGTTACTGTCAATTGACTTGTTGCATTACCGGTGACAAAGTGATAAATGCTTGAATTTGCTGTAATAGTAATATTACTATTACCATTTTGCATCAACCCGCTATTAATAGTAGTTATGTTACCTGTAGTAGCAATTAATGTAGCTGTACTTAAGTTACCAAAACTGGCATTTCCTGTACCAGTGCTTAACGTTCCAGTTACGGTAACTCCTGTGTTAGCTACCACAAATACATTAGCAATACCATTTGATGATATATTAACATTACCAGCAGCTGCCGGAATACTTACATTACTGTTTCCGTTTGCATATACCCCGATAAGATTTCCACTAGTAGTATTACCAGTGACAACTAAGTTAGTCAATGTACCTAAACTAGTGATATTAGGCTGAGCAGCCGTTGATAGTGTACCTGTAAATAGTGTAGCACTCAATGCTCCTGTTGCTGCATTGAATGTAAAGTTTGCATTTGCACCTTGTAATACATTGCCTGAAGTAGCATTTGCAAATACTGGATAAAATGTTCCAGTAGTTTGCAATGAGGTAACAGTGTAATCAGCTACATTGGCATATGCAACATTTAAGTTTGCTACACGGGTAACACTTGAAACTGTTAACGGAGCAGTACCGTTTGCAACATTAGATATCAATCTTGGTGAAGTTATAGTAGCTGATGCAGTAATAGTACCTGTACTAATAGTACCGCTCGATACTGTTAATGTAGTAGTAGCTTTGTTAAATGTAAATGATGAGTTTCCATTCAATACATTCTGGTCATTGAATTGAACCGCTGTATTAGAGCCACCTACTGTACCTGAACCACCCGTGCTTGAACCTAATGTAGCAGTAGCAATAGCGTTTGGACTATTAGTATATGTTAATGTTGATACATTAGCTATTGTTGATCTACCACTATCAGTATATAAACTAACATTACCTGAAGATGCATAATTAGCAGTCAATGTCATGTAAAAAGTTAAGCCATTAACGTTAGCATTTGCAACACCATCGACACCGGAAATAGTAACAGCTTGACCATTAGTGTATGGTGTAGTGTTTGCTACACGCATCAACAATGGACCATACAATGTTCTAGCTGCAACTGTTTGTGATGCACTAACAATATATGTTCCTGTGCTACCTGAACCAGTGCCTAGTGCAGTAATATATGTTCCAGCAGTTACACCAGTTCCTGTTATATAAGTACCAACCCCAACACTACCCGATGTTGCCGCACTAATATTCAATAAGTTACTTAAAGTGTAAGTTAATCCAGTTGGTGTTCCGGCTGTAGTTACAATTGCAGCACCGAGTGATGTAGTTAGTGTAAATGAAGTCGAACCATTTGTAACACTAATTAAGTATGTGGTTGGATTTGTGTAACCAGTAATAGTACCGCCGCCACCTTTAGTACCTGATATTGTTACTGCCATTCCAACATATAATGTCGTACTACTTGCAGTACAAGTGAATTGTCCAGCAGTGCCGGCAATCACTACACCGCTAAGTGTAACTGTTCCTATATTTCCGGTGAAGTAAGTTGGGTAGAAATTTGTAATGTTAGTATACAATGTACCTTTTGGAGTCCAACTTAAATTACCTATACCGTCTGTTTGTAATACATAACCAGCAGCACCTCCTGCCATAGTTAAATTAGCTACATCACCTAATTTTAATTTACTATTACCTATCTGGCTACTGTTTCCAGTATAATTTTCCCATGTGTTTGTACTAGAGACATAGGTTAATATTTGTCCATTTAATGCAGTAGTGATATTAAAGTTTCCACCATCACTTCCGTTGATTTGATCAAAACTAATATTAGAGTATGAAGTCAATACTTCAATGTTTTGGTCCGAATAATTATTTCCGGTTCTACCAATAAATAATCTATTTTCATCGGCTGCCCAACCAAATTCAGCATTATCTAATTGAGGTAAGTCAACTAGATTACCTGATCTTTGTTGTATCTTTGATATTTGTACTATGGCCATAAGTGTAATTCTTCACGTTTACACTTATTTATCATAATAGCTACAGGAATTTCATATAGAAATGTTCTACTCGCTTGAACCACATGTCACTATACTTGTCAAATTCAGTACCTTCAATGATGAATTCTTGGTAGATATTGTCTTGGGTACACATGAAAATCACGCCTTTACGTATCTTAGTCCCGTGAACTTCATTGTGTGCGTTAGCATATGCAGCTAATTGTACAAAGTAATCATCAATCCACTCACGCTTTTTTAATTTGTTAGATTGCTTGTGGTCCATGATAGCGTCACTACCATCGTGTACTCCGCATAAGTCAGTAGTACCTGCGTAAACTTTAGGAAAATATAAGGGAACTTCTACACCCCAGTATTCGTTACATTTAACAAGTCCTTGCTCAATTATACTCTTTGCCATCTTGTGACTTTGAATGCTATAAGGATTACTACCAGATTCTGTGATTATACCGGTCTTGATATAGTCCTCTAGAAATTTATGCATCCGTGTTCCGCGATTAGCTGCTTCAGTTGTAATCGCTTGTGCTTTTTGAGCACCCATTCGTTTGCGCCACTCGTTGAGTGCTTTTTTGCTTTCTTCTGATTTAGTTGCGTCCAATATAGTTGTGACGCTGGGAAGTTTTTCGCCGTCTGGTGTAGCATATCTACGTCCTTCAGGTGTATCAGTTCGTTTGATTGGTTCGTATTTATATTTGTTTGGATTGTACATCAAATCAATTGTAGACAATTAAAGTACTATTGTCAACGTATTTGGTTAGACTCTGAAACTCTCACCACATCCGCAGCGGTCACGTTCATTAGGATTGGTGAATTCAAAACCTTCATTAAGTCCATTGCGAACATAGTCCATATTCAATCCTTTTAAGTATACTAGGCTTTTCTCATCTACTAATATTATGAAATCTTTTTGAGCAAAATTGACTACACCAAGTTCGTGGTCATAACTATCTACATACTCAAGTACATAAGCTAAGCCAGAACAACCTGTCGTTTTGACACCTATTCTGATTCCTAATCCTTTGCCTCTTTTTGCAAGAGTTTGTTTTATTTTGTTAGTTGCTTTTTCGGTGATTGTTATCATCTTACTTCATAGCACTTTGTGCCATCTGCCCAACTACTTGCTGATTTTGTGTTTGATCTGGGTTCTGTGGAGTTTCATCATGTCCCTTGAACACTACCTTATCTCCTTGTATATTTTTAATAACAGTATTTAATGGCGGATTCTTAATCATACCATACAAGTCAGTAACATCTAAAACGATGTCATAATCTTGTAGATATGATAAAAATTGATCCGTTGCATAATTGTTAGGGTCTATATTGCCGTTATCTACGTCAGACTTAAGCTGATTAACAGCAACGATTAGTTTGGCACTCAACGGGTCTGGGCCATCAAGTTCAAAAAGAAACATATTATCTCTTTGCTCTACCAACACCACCTGATGGAGGCATCTCAGGAGCTTCTGCTGGAGGAGGTATAGCAGCATCCATGCCAGCTTCAGCACCCATTTCAGCACCAACTTCAGCACCCATTTCAGCACCGGCATCCATACCAGCTTCAGCACCCATATCAGCACCTGCATCAAATGCTGCATCTACTGCTTGACCAGTGACACCATTCAACGCATTCTTCAATGCTGCGGTAGATTCTTTTAGTGCAGCAGATAATGTATCTAACTGAGCAGAAACTGCGTCATTGTATGCTTGACTTTCGTTAACACCAATTTCGCTTTCAATGCTTGATACTAATGCAGGTAATTCTTTGACTTGCATCTGTCCAACATCTTCAAGCATTTTCTGTACTTGGTCTACCATATCTTGTGCTGCTAATACAACTTGTGACTTCTCAACTTCTTCGTTCTCAACCATGATTCTTGGCTGTGGAAGTGAACGTAGTTCGTTATAGTGGTCACTAAGTGCTTGCTCCATAAATACCAACTTCATATATGAAGAAGATGATTGACTATTGTGATAGTCTGGAGATTGCTTTGTTTCGTTCATTAATCCGCGAACTTTTGTAAGCATGGTTCTTGTAGATGACATACTCATGCTATCTACATTGAACGGCATCTCATACTGTTCTTTTAGTACTCGTGTAGAGTAAGTGCGGCGATTGTTGTTTAGTTCGGTTAGTTTCATATTTGTATTCCAGAGAAATATATAATATATTTATCTTTTCTTTCGTTATTATGCGGATTTCATATTGAACTGTTTGTTCTGCCAAATCTTAGAAGTCTCTACATAACCGTCTAGTTCTTCTAATATTTGCTTTTTTTCTAGTTTTTCTTCGCCTAATTTAGCTAAGTAGATTAGTTTTTCTTCTAGTTTCTTAGACTTTTTTGCTAGTCTTTGGTGAACCAGTATGGCAGCATCTATGCTGGATAGTTTATTATCTAAATCATATATTCGTTTAGATTCGTATATGCTATTACGCTTGTCATAAGTACACCAAGCTACCGCGTTTTTCAATACGTTGAACGATTTAGTTCCTGCGATACGGTCTAATTCTACAACATAATATCCATTATTTTTTTTAATAGAATATTTGCTGAACAGAAAATATGACCCGTCGGGACCTTGAATTATGCTCAATTCACTCAATCTTTTCATTTCAGATTCAGGAATAGTTTTTGTTATTTTTCGTAATAGTTTATCACTAATCATTTGTTAATACTTTAAAATAGATGTTTCTTAGTTCATCACTTGAATCTAAGAATAGAGGGAGATTAGCCCATTCGGTATGACATTTAATCATTGGAACACGATCACAATCACTATACAATGCACCCAATTCGTTTACCCCGTCGTAGAATACACTAGGATGTTGTACCGTAAAATCAAAGGACCAACAGGGGTAAGTCTCATCCTCAAATTGCGAAAACAAAAATCCAAACTCAGTAAACTCATCAAATCTAATCATAGTTTTTTCTGGAATACGTACAATTTCTGGCTGACTGCGTAATGAAATTGCTTGTTGTACTGTGTCAAAATTGCTTTGTGTATTGCGTTTATAGTGCCATTCTTGATCCATATCAGGACGATAACGATTAGGTACATTAGTCTGTGTGATATCAAACAAGGTGTAACAACTGATAATATAACTCATAATACTATTTAACAGAGGTAAAAAAAACCCTAGAAAATCTAGGGTTCTTTTAGACAGATATTGATTAACCTGTGAATGTAGCTGTAGCTGAAACAACTACTGCATTAGCTGCACCGCCTGCTGTTAAGCCTGCGCGAACTGCTGTTTGCAATGTTGCTGTAGTCCACGCTGCTGTTGGATACACAGCCATTGCCAATGTATCAGGACCTGCAGTTGTGAACTCATAGATGTAAACTGTAGCTAATTGTTGTGTAGCTTGGATGATCAAGCTAACTTGTGTACCGGTCAATGCACCAGAACTAGCTGCTGTAACTGTGAAGTAGTCTAGTTTAGGACCTTGAGGTTGAACTGTTGCCGCAGAACTAACTGCGTTTGCACCACTGTTTGTGTATGCTGGTGAGTCAAAGTTGATTACCGGTAGAAAGTCACCGTTTGTTTTTGTAAATTGTGCCATTTTATAATGCCTTTTAATAAGTTGAAGCCTACTGCCTCATACATATATTTATGCCAGAACTAAAAAAAACACGGTTTTGGATTATGATTCTGTGTTATTTTCTGGCTTTTTTCTTAGTGTTTTGGCAAATCTCTGCTGGTCTTTGCTCTTTATAGAACTCAATAGTTTGCGTTCTAGTATTTGTGCTTGTTCCTCAGGGTAGTGTTTATTGATTAACTCAATCAAATTAATAGCACTGGTGATAATATTATGCGCTCTACTCTCAATAATGTGGGTAGTGTCACGGTTAGTACCAAGTGCTTCTAATTCCTGCAAGAGGGAGCGGGTTTGTTTTTGCATATAATTATCCTACTTGTATTTATGCGATTCCAGAATAATTATTTCTTTAGTTGATTCAATAGTGACTTTAATTTACTCCCTTGCACATCAGCATGTACTGTTTTAGTCAACGGTTCTATCGTTATTTCACCTGTAGTTTGATTTACAGTATAATCTGTTACTGTAGCCTGTGGCTTTAAGGTACTCATAATGTCATTTGCGCTAGCTTTTGGAGTGTAACTTTGTTCACCGTCAATACCCGGGTCGCTAATACGCATAGTCTCAACATCGTATTCCAAATCAATCTTCATACCCACACCCGTTGAACTGCGACTTTTCATACATTGAATCTGATACTTACCACGCTCACGCATACTGCGACTTGTGAAAATACCAAACACATTATCTGCTGTGTTAATCTTACTGATACCACCTGCAATGTGACTATGGTCAAACTCAATCTCATCAACCGCAGTACGATTCAATTGACTTGCTGTTACTAATAGTACACCAAGTTCCTTTGCTAGATTACGCAATTCTTCGGCAACATACTTGTCTTTAATAAACTGGTCAGTTGGATTTACTTTAATAGACACTGGCATGACCAAGTCTAAGTAATCTACCATTACAAAGTCAATCTTAATACCAGTCTGAATCTGTACCTCTTTCAAATAAGCACGAATATCGTTTACATTACTTTGTGCTGGTAGATTTTTAACACGATACTTACCAGACTTCTTGCCTGCCATCTTAACACGCAATTCTGTCGTATCAATGTCTTTGCGAATTGCTTTCGTTCCCATCATGGTCAACATCGCATCAGTACGCAAACTTGTTAGTTCCTCGCTCAATTCTAATGTGACATAGACGCCACTCATACCAGCTTGCAACCAGCTTAATGCGATATTCATCATCACCAATGACTTACCTGAACCACTGCCACCTGCAAAGATATTCAATTCACC